TAGGTAAAATTCTACTTAAATGAGCAATAATATCATCTGCTTCTACCTTATCAATTGAAACTGTTTTAACAGGTAATGTTTTTAGATATTGTATTATTCTAACAATTTGATCTACTTTTGAATCATCTTCTTCCTCATGATTATCAAATACTTCCCAATTTGTAATACGTTGTAAATCTCTACCTGATTTATATTCTGGGACTATATTTTTTCTATTATTAGATGATCCTACACCATCAAATACTACATATACTTGAGTAGGGTCTATTCTTCTAATTTCTGCTCCTAATGATCTAAAAAATCCACCTAAACCACCAATGTGTACTCCATCAGGGTTTACCATATTCATCATAGCAAAATTTCTAAAAAATAAATTTAATCCATCTATTAATAGAAATCGTTCACCAGAGGCAGTCTCTTTTCCGTCTTCTTGGACACTATCCAAGAGTTTTAATAATTCTTTATGTTTCATAATTTATTCGGGTTCTTCAGTGTGTGATGTGATATCTTCATAGTTTTGATCTTCCTCTACTATTTTGAAATCTACACCCCCTAAAATGTCCTTCCACGCTTTAGCATTAGCCTCTTTATAAGACTTTAATGATTTATCCGTGTCTAAAATAAAACCATGAGGTGTCATTACTATTCTACCCCTTGTTGTAACTCCATTAATGTGATTTTTATCAATTTGTACATTAACACGTTTAGCAAATTCTACTTGTTTACCATCTTTAATTGCTTTAATTTTAGATGTACCTGCAGACATTATATTACCAAATGTAACTACAAATGTAGAATCAAACCACATTGCATATCCTCCTTTATTCATTAATTTTGGTTGACCCATTGGAGATTCTGGTTTTAATGTCCATACTTTATTAATACACACTAATGTATTTGTATAAGGTGATGATTCTTTTCTTGATAATGTAATTCTCTGATTAACATTATTTCCAAATTGAGTTGACATTGCACCTGCATTCCATTCATTATTATTTTTATTTGATTTTATAGACATTTCACAAGGAACTGATCCTATAGAATCCCATAAGAATAATAAATCATAAGGTAAATTACCTTTTTTCTGCTCGTCAATTAAATCTAAAATAAATCCTGCTACATCTTCAATTGAGTTAATAGTTTCTCTATCAACATAAATAAAATTACCTGTGTAATCTAATATTTCACCTGTTTCTTTATCTACTTCTTCATTAACTTCTAACCCCATTTGAATAGCATGCTCCCAATTCCATTTCATTTCAGTAATAATGAAGACAGGCAGTATCCCTCTTTTTTGAGCGGATACTGCTGCTTCTAACAAGGCTGTTGTTTTACCAGTGTCGGAGTGTCCTCTGAGTAAAACTATATGTCCTTGCGGTATTCCTGGAACTGAGGTTACTTCTTGATAAGCGTCGGAGAGAGGGATCCAGGATTGTTCTTTAAATTTTGCTTTAGAAATAAGACCTTTTTTACTTTTAAAATTATCTAAATTAAAATTTGACCTTATTTCAGTAGCTACGGCTGCTGAGATTGATTTTTTTCTTGGCATATAACTTTATTAAAATGGTAAACCATCATCTTCTTTCTTGTCGTTAAACATATTGTCAAATTGCTCTGATTTTGATTTAACTTTTAATGAATAATTAGATTTTGTTTCTTCTTTTTTCTCACCATCAAATCCTACTGCTGGTTCAGATGATATTGATCCTTCACTTTCACCTTCTGGTGTTAACCATTCTTGTAGAGCATCTTTCATTTCATCATAAGATAAGGGCTTAAAGATTTTCATTGGATCTACTTGATTATCAAGTAATTCAGCAACTGTATCTTGATTATCTGCTAATGGTGTAGTTTTTAATGAAGGTCCAATTGTTGTTTTATTATAAGGTGTGCCTGTAGATTCAGGTCCTACTGTTGTTAATTTAATATCTCTACCATTTACAATATCAGTATAATCACCTATTTCTTCATCATAAGCCATATTTAAAAAAGCATCATATACTTCTTTTCCAAATTGCCATAGTTTAACACCTTCAGCTTCTTCACCTCTAATAACAACAGGGGCAAATGTTCTTGTTTTTGCTTCTAGTTTTTTAGCTAATCTCCAATTTTCTCTATCTGATGAATCACGTAGTAATTTAACATATTCTACAATTGGATCCTTTTCACCCCAATTTGTTGGTGATGCCATTACTTTTTTACCAATTCCATAGTAAAATTTCATTTCTGTGAATGGAAATTCCTTATTAAATTTTGAAGGAACTACTCTAATTACTTGTTTACCTACTGATGGTTTCCAAAATAATTGTTTTCTTTCTCCACCTTGGGAGTTTGATGACTGCTTATTTAAAGAGTCTAATTTTTGTTTAATGATATCTAAATTCATAATTTATAACTTTTGGCTTTAATATAATAACTAAATTCCAATAATCCAAATTATAGTTCAATAATTTTATGGATTTTTGTTTTTAATTGCTTTAACTCGTCATGTTGAGTTAATAAGATTGTATTTCTGTAATGTTTCCAGTTTATTGGAAATTTTGTATCAACAATTCCATTATTTAACTTTTTAATTAACTCATTGAGTGCATTAATAGTATATAATGTATTGGAATCTTTTTTTCTATGTACTAGGATAGTATTTTTAGGAAGATCTGAAACGTTACCTTGATCAATATTATAGGTACAAACATACTCATCATTACTTTTTACATGAAGAACAAATAGCTTGTTGTACATGATATTGTAGCTTGATGTTATGCTTTCAATTAACCCATCTAGATCTTCAAGGGTTGTGAATGTGCAAAAAAGCTTATTATTCAAATCATTAAAGTTTAATGTGATGAAATCATCGAAATCATCTACCTTATACGTATTGACCTCTCTATCTAAAATCATAGTCTGTTCCATAGTTCATTTTTGTTTGTAATTTGTATTTCTTAAATATTTTTAATATTTCACTAAATGTATCTTTCTCACTCTTATCGAGGTCAAATAAAAAACTATCATAAGTATATAATACAACTTTTGTATTTTTTCCTCTTAATAATCTTAGTATTTGCCACAATATACGAACATTCATTGCGGTCTCCAAACCTTGAAGTAAATAATTTAAAAGTTTTTGTGGATTCATATTTTCCAGTTTATCTCTTTCAAATCTCCATTTTGATATTGGTACTTCTATATAACCATCATTTTGAAATTTTTTCCACAATTCATCTATAAACGTTTGAACTCTTTTAAAAAATTCGAGATTCTTATACTCTTTAAAAATTCCTCCGTATAATTGTTTGAATGTAATCTCTTTTGCTTTTTTGTAGTCAACACCATACATCTTACTAAAAGCTTCATGTATATCATCAGTATTAAACTCATAATGTACCAAATGAGCCAAAAGGGTAGGGTGGTAAGCACTAATATCCAATTCCACAAAGATATCATTATTTGGAATAAAAGATTTCCTTTCCCCATTATCTTTTTTAAGCGCGGCATAATTTATTTTTTTAAATTTGTTTGAGGGTCTCCTTGTGAGTGTTTTGAAGTTGAATTGTGTAAATACGAAATCGGAATTTGGTATGTAAAAATTCTGTTCAAATTCTTTTCTATTAATTCGTATTCCACTTCTTTCAATGGCGTTGAATACCATTGTGGCTTCGTTGTTATAAAATGTGTTGATATTGTCATTTATATGCGGTTTTAAGTCATTAAAAATTTTTTCACAATGTTCATAATGTTTCACAATTGGAATTAATATACTCGCATCTTTTGAATTTGGGTATTTTTTATGAAAATAGTGATGTGTTTTTGTAAGTTCTGGTATATATGTAGGGGTATGTAGAGTTATGTCGTAAAGAGTTTGAAGAGGGTAATAATGCATAAATTCTTTTTTATCCCTAACATATATTTTTTTAAATTTATTTAATAATTCATCTACTTTATTTATGTCTCCTCTAAATGTTTCACTATGTGATATTGGTATAATAAATCCTTTTGATGATTCTAAAGGTCTAATA